ATCGTCACCCGCGAACACATGACCACACTTGTAGTCGGATGGCTCGTCTGAGTATGGGTTGTTAAACCAATCCACAGTAAACAGGTATGTACCCCACACCTTGGTCGCATCCCTAAGTAGAATCTGAGCGCGATGGTAGGCCAAGAAGCCGTACTCTGTAACGGCCACATTCTCGGAGAAACAATCCCAAAGCTGTTTGTAGTTAAACGGAATGTCTGCATCCGGACTATGCGTGTATATCTCTGATATGGGTACTCGACTTCTCAACATTCCGGAATCAGTCATGACGTGGAAAGTTAGAATAGTTCCTGGGCAAGACTGCAATGCGAATACATACACTCCGTAAAACTCATCCTTATCAGTTTCGTCTTTCGTGAAGAATGACTTTCTGACCATAGCCTTGAAGCTAGGGATGTTCTCGTTGAGCGTTGCCATTATCGCCAAGCTGGACCAGTAAACCAAGCCACCAACACCCAGCGCGTTCCCCATATAGGAGCACGCGCCCGATGCTCTATGTAGGACGGAAACCAGCAACCAGCCCCCTGCTCGCGGATGAACCTAGCGTTTTCAATGTCAGCCTTAACCTGCAAGCCACCGCCTAGGTACTCGGATGGCTCGGAAAGATTAACCACCGCAGTCAGTTTACGATCCGATCCAGTAAACGTATCGAAGTGCCACCAAAACTGCTGAAGTGGATTGTACTTTAGGATCTGCAACTGTTGCACGCCAGTAATATCAATGCGCCAATGCTCTTGGTTTATTGCATCTGTAATCTCCCGCATAATATTGTAGATCCAATTATTATGCTGGCCGTAAGGAATCCAACAGGACGAGCAACTCCTGGCAAACGACCTTCGTGTAGTGCCATCCTTCTTCATCACAGTTGCACGCTTCATCCCGATCACCTCTGCATCTTGGCGTAGCATCATGCACTGAGTTGGTGTCAACACATAGCGGTCTACTGCTGCGGTTAAAACCTTCTGCTTAAACTCGTTCATTTGATCTCCTTGGATAACTCAAGCAATGATTGGTTTAATGCATATTCAAAGCAAGCCATTTTGTCTTTGACAACATGTTGTCGGCCAGCCTCGGCCATAGCTTCGTACAGATCATCGTCAACATTGACTGTAATTTTGACTGCATCGTACTCCTCAACCTTTAGAAGTTTGATATGTTTCCCAGCTTTTCTTTTCCTCATAGATCCAGTTCCTTTTTTATGTAGTCAATCAGCTTCAAGATGATGAACAACGCACAAAAGATTGCCGACAAAGTGATCCAACTGTAAAGCACAAACCAACAGACCACCCAAACAACTCCAGCCATATCAAGTAGGCAAAACATAGTCGTTTTCCTTTATCTTCCGCAACAACGTCCGGTTATCTATCTGGACACCGCTGGCCTTGCACCACCAAGTAATCACTCCGGTCTTAAAGTCGCGCAGTAACTTCTGCACTTCGTGAGAGTTCTTATACTCAAGCGCATCGTTTAACGGAACACCTGTGTGATCCTTGACAATCTTCATGCCCTTAACCATCCCCCGCTTGCGTAGCATCCTAAGATCACGAATGGCTTGGAGCGCAACCTCGCCAGCCAATTGCTGTAATCGTTCATCGTAATCACCGCGACATAGGTGGGTTGACCTCACCGGCCAAGCTCCACCAGCTTTGCGTCATCAGCCTTAATCTGGTCAGCTAACTTAACCAGATCGTTCGACTGCCCAGCGTAATGAATAATCATCGCATCCTTGTGGCGGTCTAGGCCAAAGTGCGACTCAACGCTAGTCATGCAGTTAAAGGATGGGTCAAGCTCGGTTAGCGGGATGTTCCACAGGTGCGCCATCACGTTGAGCCAGGTCTGCTCGGCAAAGTGGTTAGGGTGCAGGCCAATGGGTGGCATTGATAAGATACCAACGGCCTTGGTATGGACTACAAACACGCCAGTGTTGACATAAAACTTCGGCTCGATCACTCCGCCGAAAGCACCAGCCAGCTTGACCATCTCTGGCTTGCGATCCAGATAAGCTCCTTCGTCAAAGGCACAGAACACCCCAGCGTCATCGGATAGCTTGGGGCAATCGGCTGCAATCAAAACATCTGCGTCAACAAATGTCACTTGGTCGTAGCCCTTCGTTGCCATAATGTTTCCAATCGCAGACTTCGAGTATTGGGCTGGATGGGTAAGAGGCTTGTCGATCAGAATAAAGTCGGTGTTATGGCGTTTGCAGTACGCCTCCATCCTCAGCCTAGTCAGATCAATAATCTTCTGCCAATCCTCACCGAACGATTGAGTTACTAATGCTTGTTTCATTTTACGTTCTTCCATATTTTGCTGTGTTCATCCAGCGCGGATGACCAGATCATCATCTTGTTGTAGATGCTGTAGGCGTAGCCAAACCTCATCAGCGTGAGGCTAATCAGATCACCGATCTGATAACAGATCCAAGACAAGGCCAGCTTCATTTGCCAGCGTCAAAATCTTCTGTTGCCTGAATGGACAAAAGATCATCAGCCTTTTCCAGCAAATCCTTGCTTGGATTCTTAATGTCCTCAGTAGCAGTTGAGATTTCAATCTTTGACATGGTCACATTGTTCACCACCTCGGCAAAGTAATGTTCCCTATAGCCAACTGGACCAATATCCTCGGTAATCGTGTCAATCTCTGCATTGCCATACGCAGTGTACTTTTCTCCATTAAACTCAAAATCAACACTTACATCTTCCATAATCATAATCTTGTCACCTCTTTCTTTATTTGTGCCAACGTGAACAGGCATCGTACCAGTGCGCGCTCCAAGTGGTCAACACTTGTTTCGCCGTTATTATCTGGACAAGGCGAGGACTTGTGCAACTGCATCTGCGCTGTGGCTAGGTGACGAACAGCACGAGCAATATGGTAATCGTGGGTAGGCCGATCCTTCTCCAGCCAATCTCCATAACCAGACTTATCCGATCCCTTGCCCATTACGCGCCATACAATCTCTTGCGCTGCGTTGCCCATCTCTTGAATCGTGGGCGCAGTCATTTGGCTAAACTCCTATAGAATTGGTCCAGTAATCCTTCTAGCCAAAGCACGTCTTGTGGGTCGATCATAACTTCATCCCAGGAGGTGTATAACCTTTAACCCAAGCCCATACTTTCTGCATTGCGCAAAAGGCAATGCCAGCTTGGTAAAGTTCGTCTTTATCCCAAACCTTAGTCATTATCTTGCTTGGATCATTTGATGCCAGCACGATTGACACGCCTGCTGCTTTAGGGTTTTCGGAAGCTGACAAGTAAGCAAAAATTTGGGCGCAGTCCGTGTCATAGAATGGCTCATATTTTGGATTAACTTTCCGATTCTTTAAGTCAACGATAGCGTCACCAACACCCCGTAGTTTGACGTATGCGTCACATCTTCCAGCATACCCTGCGCCAACAAGTGCCTTCTCGCACCAGTAGGTTTTTTCAACATTTTCTTCTGCCCACTTCTTAAACGTGGCGATGTATGGTTGCAGGATTGGGTCTGTGGTAGTATCACGTCCCATAAGGATATTCTCTGCCTGTTCGTGCATGAGCGTGCCATGTTCAGCTGCCTTCGTTGTTGACTCTTTAGAGTCCTTAACCACTCTTCGAGCGTAATCTTCGAGCGTTTCATTTTCCTCCTTTGGCAACGTAAGCGATGCCATTATACTTTGTTCAATTTTCCAGTTTGTAAGTTGCGGTTTATCTAAGATGGACAGAATCGAAGTGACGCTAGGATAAAGACCCATTTTGCGAGCATCAGCTACAGTCGTATTCCTCTCGTTGCCATTCTTGCCTATGACAACGTGCGCTGACTCGCCTTCGGCTGTGTACCAATGACCGCTAGACTCGGTTTGAACAAGTCTAGCTGTCGATGGCTCTTTAGATGTAATTGTAAGAGCCATACAATTTAGAATGGCACTTGGTTGCCGTCTGCATCAAGCTCTGACTTGATTGCAGTAGACTTCCCAGCATTTGTAGCAAACTCTTTCGAGGCACGAATCTTTTCCTGCAACCAATCCGGCATATCGTTGAACTGACCGGCCTCACCCTGCTCAATCTCGTAGTAGAGTTGATCGTTTGTAGTTCCGGCTGGAGCAGTCAAGCCCTTGGGCAACTTGGACGCGCCTGCAATAGCGCAATACTGCCGACCCTGCTGGCTGGTCTTGTGGATTAGTGTAAGCATGGCTGGTTTACCAAGAAGGTTCTTTAGGCTGAATGCCTGTAGTTCCTTCGCAGTAAACGTCTGACCGCGCCACTGTTCGAGAAGCTTCCGGAGGCTGGCCTTCTCGCCAAGGCTTCGCGTCTGCTCGATGGAAACCACCATCGGCTTGCTGATCTTGGTTCGCTTGCCGTTCTCCTCTACCTCGAACTCATCGGTTTGATCGGGCAACTCAAAGGTTAGGCGGACTTTTGGTGTCCACTTCTCTTGGTTGTCCCAATTGGTTTTCTGGTGGCCTAGATCGACTAGGCTATAGAGAACGCCTACAGTTGCTCCGGCTTCGGGCAACTTGCGCTCTGATTTCTGCGATTCACTTAGGGTTAGTGCCATTGTAGTATCTCCTTTATTTATTTGGGTTTATGTTTATGTTTGGGGTAAGGTCTTCAAAGGCTGGTGACTTAACGTAAAAGCCCTGCGCGATGGTTGCGGTCTTCGCATATTCAATAGTGACATTCGCGGGCGCGATCTGTCGAGCTAATTCGCACACGCTGTCTGCGGTTAAAATAACAAGCCATTCCTTGCGACCATTACGGCGGAAGAACACTGCCGGTATCTTACCTGCCGGACAATCTTTTTTAGATTGCTCCATCCACTGCTCTGGCTTGAGTGCCTCACAACGCTTGCCTTCGATATGGAAGGGAAAGTTCTCGCAAACAACATCTCCGCTACCACCTTCTGGATTGCCAGCGTATTGTTGTGTACGCCTAGCCTTACGCCAGCCTTGTTCGCGCAGATAGTTAGCCAATTCGCGCTCTCCCGCCGCTCCCTTTGCTCTGCTGTTTATTTTTCCCATGTGACGCTCATTGTTAGGTCAGTTGCATCGTCTCCGTCAATCATAAAATGAGCCGGTCCATTTTTAACGCATTGTTCCATGAACTCATTCATGGCTTTATTAGAAACAGTAAACGACCTGCTTTTTGACTCCATGCATAAAGAGCCAAAGATAGTTGAGAAAAATTGCTTTTGGAACTTCCACCCAAGTTCGCTTACTTGTATCGAATCTTGGTTTTTTTCCATTCAGATATGGCTAGGGATTTAGCCAATTCCGGTCAATAACAAAATAACCGCTATTTAATTAAGCCAAGTTTTATTAGCGCGACTGATATCATCATTAAATTTTCTTATCATTGCCATCATGCTTAACTTTTGCACTATCTTCTTATTTTTCTTAACCCAAGCCACAGCCTCATCAAACGATTCCGCGTCCTTCAACCCTTCCTCAAACTTAGCCCACGCCTCTTTTTCGTTCACAGATTCTTAAATACACGCCATCCCCCGCCTGTCGATGGGCAAAGCTTTGTTGTTACCGACCTGCACTTGGCAATTGGCAATAACCAAAATAAATCATCGTTCATGCCCCAACATGCAACGTAATCGACACCACTAATAGCGCGTTTGGGGATGTTGAACCCATTACCAGTGCTAGTAGTGAAACGGTATTTGGTGCGCCCAGGTTCTACAGTCTGCGCCGTCTTAACCTGAATGCGGTAAAACCTTCCATTCTTCTCTGCCACCACATCGTACCCAGCAAAATCCTCGTAAGGCGTAAGCACGTTATACCCACACCGCAACAACGCACCGGTAACGCGGGCTACCCCAACTGCACCTACTTGTCTTGACGTTAATTTCATGCTTGACGGCTTTCGGTTTGTGGTAGATACTTTTTACTATGAAAACAACACC